GTAACCGATGATAACTGTCATTACTTATACTGCTCCGGTACTATGCCTTTGTAAGGCATCTGTTGGCTCTGTGGTTTGAAAGATGCTTCACACTTGGGACAGAAAACGTAAGAGTTATAATGTGTAACACTTATTAGCCACTCGTGCTGGCAATCTTTCCACTTGGTCATGACAACTCTAGGATGATACCGACAATCTCTGCTTCTTCTAGGTCATTCAACGACTTCAATGTACGCTGAACTCTCTCCTCACAGAAAGCCTTACGGTCTGCTGGCTCATCGAACTTCTTGGCTAGCAGTTCACGCATGTTGTCTAGTGGTGTTGGTTGCTTAGACTTGGGTGCTGACTTAGGTGCTTGGCTAGCCTTGTTGCCATCGTCATCCTCGTCGGCCACTACACCAAGCACAGCAAGCACCGAGTACCTGCGAGCATAGGTCGTAGCACTACCTTGTCCCTGGGCATCCTGCTTAGGTAGGTGCAACTTCATAGAGTAAGCCATGTACTGACCTGATTCGTGCAGAAGGTAAGTGAGCAATGTGTCGCTACCATCCTCTGCGTATGTAATGAACTGACTGATAGCCAACTTGTGCTTTGACAGCACTGGGCTAACGTGAGCCATTACTTCTGGCAAACCAGCGTACTTTGACTTAAAGAAAGGGTTAACTGAACCCTTCGGCACCGCACCGAACTCGGCTTGTGCACCTACAAGTGACTTGGCTAATAGGTCTATTGATTCACTCTGCATTTGTTTCTCCTAGGTTTGAGTCTAGTTTGTAACCGAGAGCAGCGAATGCGACCATGAAGGTATTCATCATCTCAAGGCATGCCTCGTAGTTGTGTGTGATACCGAGAAAGACAGAGTCGTCGTTCTCCTTAAGAGTTACTGCCCATGTGTTGCCATCGGTACAATCGGGAAACATGGTCAACTCTACTTCGCTACCTATCATGGTAACTGTTGGATATGTGGTGTTCATTGTACTTCCTTTCTTTTACTCATTGAACTGCTTGAGATTTTTATAGATGCTGGACCATCGTCTACACAGACAGAACGGAACGCACAGTAGTCGCATTGCCATCCACGACCGTTAGGGTCTAACGTTAGCACACTATTGTCATCGTCCTTAGCGGAGCGAATAGGTAGGTAGCCATCTTCCAAGAGACGCTGAACACTCTCCATACGTGCAATCTCTTCTGAAGCCAGTGGTTCCCACTCGTAACGTGGTACCTCGAACTCGGCAAGGAATCGGTTGACGCCTTCGACACCCATGTTCTCTGCCTTGTTCTTCGACAGTGCTTCGAAGCCAATGCTACCCATGACGAGCGTCTCGATACGGATGTCAGGGTTCTCTGCTTCAATGCCTAGTGCGTTCATGCCAGCCTGTGCAACAGCCTTTGCTGCTGGGCCAACACCTGCACCCATGGTGCCACGCATACGGTTCCACCCGACCTGCTTGTCAAAGGCGTAGGTACCCATGGTCTTGAGTTCGTACAGGACGTGTGTGCCACCATAGACAGAACCAACGTCGTAGATGTCAATGAGTGCGTCACACGAGCCTGATAGGAAATCTCCTATCTGAGAGGCAACCTCGAACTGGGCTGATGGGAAGCGACGACTAATCGCATCTTGTAGTGCTTCGTGTACAATGGTACCTAGACCTGTAACCCATGCACCGGCGTGGTCCATAGGTTCGGTAGGTTCAGCACCTAGTGCTGCATACGCCTGCTGACGAGCACACGAATGTGCTGATGAGTAGCGTAGTGGGGTCCCCTTGGCTGTTGGCTTAGGGGTCTGGCTTTTGAGGTGTAGTTCCTCGACAAGCAAACCAGTAATAACTGGGTTGGATACTTGTTCCATCTTACTCCTTCCTTTGAGTGGTACCAACGATACACACTCAGAAGGGGTTTGTCAAATACTCAGTACTCCACCGAAGTCGTGGGTTTTTTCCTTAACCGCAATAAGGTTGGCTTGCACGTACGGTATGTGGTTCTCTATGTGCCAATCGCTTGGAAAGAAACTACGCAATGCAGACTGCTGAAACCTACACTCGAAGTCAATGAAGTCTGCGTAGTGCTTGTCGGTGTAGTACCAGAACGAGTTCTCGTTCCAAAAGGCAATGTGTGTTGGGTCTTGAAAAGCACCACGTCCATCACTGCTTGGTGTCATAGAGAGCAACATGCCACCGTGGGCTAACTTGTCGTAGCACCACTCCATGAAGGCTGTCTTGTTGGCGATGTGCTCCATGAAGTCGTAGGCACGGATAACACCAACGCTGTTGTCGGCAATGTCCATGTCAAAGATGTCACCCACGTAGTCAACGCCAGGACCAGGTCGTAGGTCTACACCTAGGAATCCTTCGGCTTTGTTGTGGTGTGCACCAAGGTCAAGTGCCAACAGACCCTCACGGTTAGCCCATGCTAGGCAGTTCTTCTCGATAGTCTGGTAATACATGTTGACTGTGCCAGTCTGAATTTCCGCATTTCTTACTGACTGAGTGTTGTTAGAGTGCACACGTTGAAGGTACAGAATCTCAGGGATGTGGTAGAACTTAGTCTCTGTCTGGTACAACTGGGTCATAATGTCTTGGTCGTCCAGTACCTCTAGGTTGGCCTTATACCCCTCTATTTCGGCGTATAGGGCACTCCTGAAGGCACGTAGGTGATTCGGTGCGAACCAGATGTAAGACACGTTGTGGGGGTAATCTTCAAAAGCCAAGGCCCCAACGTAACCTTCCTCGTTGTAGTACTTCCACCCGTACTCTGCTCCAAAAGGTGGGACTAGGTCAGCCTTGCCATCTTCAAGGATTTGGGCTGTGTCAGAGTATACAAACCCGACATCAGTAAACTTATCAAAAACGTACTCAATTTCCATGAGTGCGTTAGGCATAAGTATGTCGTCGTGGTCAAGTTCCAGGTACACGTCACCTGTGCAGTATGATACGGCTTCACGTTTCAAAGCACCCACGCCCTCTGCCACAGAGTAGTACACCACAACCCTTGCGTCCTTAGGTGGGTCCCAGTCGGCATCGCCGTTAAGGAGGACTATCCATTCCCAGTTGTTATTGGTCTGCTCGTTAAGCGAACGGTAGCACTGGTTTAAGTACTTAGGGTCGTGGCTTGGCGTGAATACGCTAATCATTTTCATCCCACTTGAACATAGCACGGATGTACATAACCACGTACAGGAAACTGTACAGAATAAATCCGTATTGTTTAGATTGCAGGGCGTAGATTACCCATAGGAACTCGTTGCAAATAAGGACAAACCAGCCCCAACGTATCTTGCTACCTACAGTAAACAAACCAAATGAACCCACAAAGGCTAGTATCCATGACCAGGTCCACAGCATTAGAACGAGTACTCTACGTTAGGGTACTTCTTCTTCATGAACTGCACCAGTGGCATCTTCTCGTAACGACGGCATAGGTAGTCGAGCGATACAAACATAGGGTCGTATGAACCCTCACGCACCTCGTGCTTGACTACTATTCCTCGCCAGTGGGCGTTCCCCTGCGGGCCTTTATAGTCCTCATCATGGAGATAACACGCGCCCGCGACAAGGCCATGTTGGCTCTTGCCAGCGACGAAACGGAGTCCGTACGCAAGCGTCTGTTGGTGGCCCATCGTGAAACTATGGCCAATGGATTTAAGTCTCGCTTCAACATTGCCTCCTAGTGGCTTGCCGGTCATTGGGTTGTAGAAGTAATGGCTGTAAGCAACGCCATCGAGCCATAGAATTTCTAGGAATGGGTTGACTTTCCATCCGCTTCGTTCGTAGTCAAGGTGGTCGGTGGTAACAACTCCTTCAAGTTGTGCATCCATTGAGACAGCACGGTTGATTCTATCCTCATGGTTACCAAGGAGGATGTGCCTCTCAGGGTTCCATTTAGCGTGCCTGGTCTTACGACGATTCTTGTTAAAGTCGGTGAGTGCTTGGTTGAGGATTGCCCATGCGTCATTGGCTGCTTCTATGTCCTGCTTGTAACGGCGACCCTCCATAGCCTTCTTACCCTTGTCATACATCGACAGAGACGGCATGTCAGCGTGGTCACCTAGGTGAATAATTTTGATGGGTTCATCGTGGAACTCGTCCACAATGTATTGACCTATCCAGCGAAGGTGGTCTGTTGGTACTCCAGCCTTAGCCTGAGTATCAGGAATAATTACGTGTGTTGTTGGTTTTTGCAAGGTAATGCTCCTTGTCTAGTTCCGCCCATTGGGAGTCTAGCACACAAGTTACCAACAAAACAACACCTATGTAATTTATTTTTCTGTTACTGCCTCTGCTACTTCGGCTGGGGTGGTCGAGTACATGTCACTCAATTCCATTACCTTGTGAAATCCCCCGTACCACAAAGCACCAGCCACCAGGCCGGAACAAATCCAAGACTTAGATTTCCTTAGACAGATGGCATCGGGAAGTATGTTATCGAAGGCACATGAAAGTATGCTAAGATAACTGTATTTCAAGCCCACCTGAGAGCGAGCGAACTTCAGTACTTTGTCTCGGTCAACGCTGGCTGGTAGTTTTATTACTTCATACGTTCCACCAAACGCCGATTGTTCCAACGTTAGGTTGTCTGTGACACCTTTCGGTTGGGCTTGGATAAGATACCATTGTCCGTCCACGTATCTGTCCAAAATGGCAACGTGATTCCACTTTGAGTAATCCGAGGAAGGCATGAACTTCTGTGCCCATCGGATACTTGCTCCAATGATTCCCTTGGTGTGACAGAAAACCAGGTCACCGGGCTTCATCTCTGCCTTTGTGAAATGAAATGTGAGAACGCAACTCCATGTCCACTTCGTGAACGTGTGCGTTTATGTCGTCTAATTTAGACTCGATGCGATTCAGTGCGTCCTTCAATGACGACCCACTGTTCGGCTTAAACTCTGCCATTAACCTTCTCCAACCCCAAACAACGAAACCTGCAATAACTGCGAGAGTGGTTGCGTAACCGGAAGCAACAGTAAACCAATTGTTCAGGTTAACGCCAAGCACGGATTATGCCTTAGGTGGGGTGTGAATGTTCTTCTCACCAGTTGCGATTGTGTTGAAGCGAAGGTATGTCTGTGGCTTGCGTCCGTCTTGGTTGACGTGTACGTATGAAGGGTCACCTTGCTGTCCGTGCGAAATGGTCAGTGGGTTCTTGTTGCCATCAACACCAACAATCAATGCTGTGTGCTCGCCAGTCCCGCCACCGTAAACGATAACGTCGCCAGGCATTACATCCTTGAGGGCAATCTTCTTTCCGTGAGATAGGAGTGTGCCTGTGTAGCCTGTGTGGTTGTAGCCCATGCCGTTAGGGTCTGGTGCGCCAGCCCAGTTGTAGCAGAGAGTGACAAATGAAGAACAGTCAGCGTTAACTGGCAGTGAGCCAGGCTTGCCGATGTTTGCCATGCGGTTAGCACCTTGGGTGTAATTAAATTTAGCGTGGTTAGATGCAGCCCACTTAGCCCAAGCAACGATGTTTTGTCTTACGTCTGTCATGTCTCTCCTATGTCTTAATGATTTTGTTAGTTACTGCGTATGGTGAAATGGTTGTTGCTGCGGTACCTGAACCAGTGTTCTGAGTTGTTATACCTGTTGTTGCGCTGGCAGCACTTGCAGAAATACCCGTACCACTAGAACTAGTGTATTGAACGCCTACAGCCGCTTCAGAATAACGACCCACATATTTGTAACCTCCACCAGCAGTAACACCATTGTTTAATGCTGTTGCTGCTGCGTTATTACCTATCAATGTACCGCCTGATGGTTGGTGAACGTGAC